AATCCAAACCTTTCAAGAAATATAATATGCTATAGTACAGGTCGACCTCAATCAAATCTTGTGGAGGTTCCTAATGTGGTTTATCCTGCAGGTGGTGGTGGTGGTCACTCTCACCCTTTTAATGGATCTTTATCAAGTGCAACTGCTGATGTCTCAGTAACTGTACCTGCTGCAAACGTTAAATATGCAAACGTAATTATAGCCGCCAAAGATTAATGCCCATATTCGACCCTGACGGTAAATGTCCGTTACTCAACAAAAAATGTATTAAACATCAATGTGTTTGGTATAACATGCTTCAAGGCAAACACCCTCAAACAGGTTTGGATGTGCAAGAGTGGGGATGTTCTATAGCTTGGCTTCCTTTACTTCTTGTAGAAAATTCAGCAAAAACGGCAGGAGTTCAAGCAGCAACTGAATCTTTTAGAAATGAAATGGTAAAAGGTCAAAATGTAATGAATAATATTTTAGCTGCTCAACCTCAAACAAGAAAAGAAATGAAAACTATAAGTAGTTTATTTGGCAAAATAGGTGATCATCAAAAGGCAATAGAAGAAAATAATCCAGAGGGTGAAGACGAAAGCATTAGACAATTGAGTAATAATAAGATAAAAGTAAAGAAGGAAAAAAAGGTAAAAAAAGATGGCAACAACCGTAAACAACACAACCGTAAATAGTAGAATTACTATAATTTTTGACTCTGGAGGAGTATTAGATGGTGATGGGCCCGCTAAAGGCACAGGTAACACTGAATCCGATGTTTACCTCGATAGTAAAGTACACTTAAATGTAAGATCTCATACTGAAATAAATTCTGGTATTCATGCTTTACAGTGGGATGCTACGACAAACACAGGTGAAATTGAGTACACAAATAATAATGACAACCTTGCAATATCCTCCTTTCCTCAGTGGGCAACAAATGTTGTAATAAGATGTGAAGCAAATGATACTTATACAACAACATACGAGGGTCATGCTGATGCTCACGCAGAAGATGATTCCGCAGCGGTGACAGCAGCAACTACAGCTAGGAATAACTACCTATCTGCACACAGTATTACTTACTAAATTTTCTGTGTATAAATAAAAAATGAAAGAATATATTTTAGAAGTCAAAAAAATAATACCTCAAAAACTTTGTAAAAAAATAATTCATTATTTTGATAATGATTATGGTGAAGCCGGAACTGTTGGAAGTGGTGTTAATAAAGATATAAGAAATTGTTTAACTCGATCTATATTGGAAACAAAATCTTTTGGTGAAAAGATTTGTTCAAATTTAGCTAAAGAAAAAATATTTGAGTGTGTAAGTCATTATAAAAATAAACATAGCGTTGAAATCGAAAAAATATCACAACTAGATATTCTACGATATGACACAAATAAACACAAAGCAGGATATAATTTTCATAATGATTTTGGACACAATGTTAATGAGAGACATTTGTCTATCTCTATTTGTTTAAGCAATGATTATGAAGGAGGAGAATTTGTTTTTGATTTACCTTCTGAACAGTATGTTATTCCTCAAAATGTTGGTGACGCAGTTATTTTTCCATCCAATTTTATGTTTCCTCATCAAGTAAATAAAATAACAAAAGGCACACGGTACGCTTTAATAGGATGGGTTATATAATGCAACCAATATTTATTCAAGAATTTTTACCAAAACAAATTTTAAATTTAACTTATACCTATTCAATATTAAAATTTTCTAATCAAAAAAAGTTTAATGCAGACCCACAAACCAATTCTTTAATTAGTGAATATGGTGATTATTTAATGGAAACTTTAATGGATATTAGCACTCCTATTATAGAACAAAATGTTGGAAAAAAATTATGGCCAACATATTCTTTCTTTAGAATTTATGACAAAGGCTCAGATTTAAAAATACATAAAGATAGAGCATCTTGTGAATATACGGTGGCTTTATGTTTAGGAGCACATCCTACTGATGTGCCCTATGAAATATTTGTTGGAGAGGAAGATGAAACCTCCGATTACAAATATTACAATGATCAAGAAGAATATAAAAGATATAAAATTGAACATAAATTTCCAATGTTGCCTAATAATGCAGTGATATTTAAAGGAATGGATAAAATTCATTGGAGAGAAATATGTTCTCACGATCATTTTATAACAGTATTTTTACACTATGTTGATCAAGACGGACCATACAAAGAAAATAAATTTGATAAGAGAGAGATGTTAGGCGTAAAAAAAGACTCTTAATGTATAATCAAGATTTATATGTTCTAGACGGTGGTATTGGAAAAAATATATGTTTTACAAGTTGTTTGGCTAAGTTAGGTAAAGTAAATGTAATGTCAACGTGGCCAAAAGTTTTTACTCATAATCCAAATGTAAATTTTTGTTATGATTCTCACCTTAATCCTCTTTTAGACAAAACAACTTTTTTTAACAAGTTCGAGAATATTTATATGATTCAAGGATATGATCCTTACTTTCATAAAAACAAAATACATTTGATAAATAATTTTAGAAAAATCTTAGATCAAGATACAGATGAAACTCTATATAATGAGATTTTTTTTTCAGAAGAAGAAGAGGAAGAAATGCAACCACTACTGAAAAAGTTAGAAAGTTTTATTTTAGTACAATTTGTTGGAAGTGATGAGGGATCTAAAGAAACAGATTTTTTTGGATCAAGAGCATTAACTAGACAGGAAGCTCAAGAAATTATTGATGTAATAAATTTTGACTTAAAACTTAACGTAGTTAATGTGTTTTCCTTAAAAAATCATTTTGATAATATTGCTCAACTAGACATTCAATTAGATTACAGAAACTACGCTCATTTAATTAAATATGCGAAATCATTTGTAGCAATTGATAGTTCTTTAAACCACATGTCAGCAAACAGATTTTGTAATACAAAAGGAGTTGTATTGTGGAATGATGAAAATGTACACGAGCGTTTTTGTTATGATAAAAATATTAATCTTTTTAGCAATACACCTGGTGTTATGAGATTCAATAAAAATGTTGTTTTAGATAACTTACAAAAAATCATAAGGAGTAACAATGATTAAACCAGAACAAATAAAAGATCAAAACTTTAAATTATTTTTAGGGATGCCAATGTATGGTGGCATGCTTACGGAACCGACTTTACATGGCTTGTTGGAGTTACAGTCTTGGACTCAAGCTAACAATGTTGCAATGAGAATACAAACAATGGGTAATGAAAGTTTAATAACTCGAGCTCGTAATACTATCGTATCAATGATGATGGATCAAACAGACTATGTTGCTACTCATCTTTTATTTATTGATGCTGATATTGGTTTCACACCACAAAATATTCAAAGATTATTATGTGTTGATAAAGACATAGCTTGTGGAATTTACCCTAGAAAACATTTATATCTTGAAAAAATTAAAGACATTTTAAAAGAAAACCCTGACGCACAACCTGATGAAATAGAAGCTAAAGCCTTAGGATATAATGTAAATTTTGATGACCCTTTAAATTTAAAAGGTGAGGGAGGTTTTTTTCCTGTGCAAGAAGCAGCCACAGGTATGATGTTAGTTAAAAGAAAAGTATTTAGAACTATGATGAAAAAGTTTCCTGAAAGAAAATATGAGTCGGATCAAATTGTTAATGGTGGATCTTATAAGTCTGATAACTGTTATGATTTATTCGCTGTTGGACCTTACAATACGAAAACAAAAGAAGGTCAACCACAAATAAGATATTTATCTGAAGATTACTACTTCTCTCGTTTATGGCAAGAGTGTGGTGGTGAAATTTGGGCTGACTTAGCTATGCCTTTAACTCACTTTGGTAATAGAGCCTTTAAAGGTCATGTTGGGTCTTTAGTAGCTAAAAAAGATGAGTAAAAATTTACAAAAAGTTGTTATTGATAACAATGAATTCATTAGAAAATTTAACATTTTAAATAATGAAGATAGATTATTAATTAAAAAAGATATTGATTGGGAACTTACTAATAGACCTGATTCTGTTTCTTTAACTAGCCCTCATCAAACTTCTCCTAATATTTTTAATCAATATAAGAATACAAACCATTGGCAAAATTTACAAAAAGCTTTTTCTGAGATTTCGGGTGATTCAGTTCCAGATTATACATGGGCAAATTTATCAAATGAGGAAAATCGTTATGGTTGGCATGATCACAAAAAAGTTAAATTAACCTGTGTATATTATTTGATTAGTCCCTATCCAGAATTTGGTACAAAGCTACCAAATGGTGTGATTTTAGAAGCGTTTGAAAATTCAATACTATTTTTTAATGGATCAATTACTCATTCTGTAACTAATATGCCTCCAATACTAGGTAAATTTAATCACAGATATTCAATTGTATTTGACTATAAATAACAAAAAAATAGCTAATAATTTTAAAATTATATAGTATATTGACGTCATGCCATTAGTAAATTTTAGACCCGCTCCAGGTATCAATAAAGAAGTCACCGACTACACAGGCGAAGGCAAGTGGACAGATGGTGATAATGTACGTTTTTTTCAAGGATTGCCACAGAAAATTAAAGGATGGGAGAAGTTTATCTCCACGACTTTGGTGGGTGTGGCTCGTGATCAACATGCTTGGGTAGCTTTAGATGGCACACGATACAACGCTGTTGGCACTGATAGAAAGCTTTATGTCATAGAAGAAGGCTTAGCTTATGACATTACCCCTATTAGAGAAACACAAGCTTTAACTAATCCCTTTACTACAAATGCAACAACTTCAGTGGTAGTAACTGATACTGGACATGGTGCACAAAAAGGAGATTTTGTAACCTTTGATTCTTTTTCAGCTATCGATGGTTTAGACATGAACAAAGAGTTTGAAGTTACATCAGTTGCTAATAGTAATGCCTATGTAGTGACAACAACCGCTGCTGCCTCAGGATCAACAGCAAGTGGTGGTGGATCAGGCAATGCTAAATATCAAATTACTATTGGTCCTGAGATATCTACTTCAGCTTTTGGTTGGGGCACTGACTCATGGGGTTCTGGTACATGGGGCACTCCTTCTACTGCTTCTAATGTTACTTTGGAAGCGAGACAATGGTCGCTAGATAATTTTGGGGAAGATTTAATTGCAACAGTTTTAAATGGTGGTGCTTTTAGATGGGACACATCAACAGGTGTAAGCACAAGAGCTGCTGCTATATCAGGTGCACCAACCGCATCCAGAATAAGTTTAGTTTCTACTCCCGATAGACATTTACTTTTTATGGGCACAGAAAACACAATTGGAACTGTAAGTTCACAAGATGATTTACTTATAAGATTTTCAGATCAAGAAGATATTACCACGTATCAACCTACAGCAGAAAATACTGCTGGCTCATTAAGAATTGCTGACGGATCACGAATCGTGGCAGCAGAGCGATCAAGAGGTCAAATACTTGTATGGACAGATACATCATTACACTCAATGCAATTTATTGGTCCTCCTTTTACTTTTGGTTTACGACAGTTAGGTCAAAACTGTGGAATCATTGGTAGTCACGCAGGACTTGATTTGAATGGTGTTGCCTATTGGATGTCGCAAGATTCTTTTTATCTTTTTGATGGTACAGTTAAAAAACTACCTTGTACTGTAGAACAGTTTGTTTTTGACAATATTAATATAACAGGATCTGAAAATGCTTTCGTAGGTCACAACGGTGAGTACAATGAAGTATTATGGTTTTATCCTAGAACAGGATCTGACACAATTAATGCAGTAGTGGCTTATAACTATCTAGAGCAAACTTGGTGGACAGGAACACTAGATAGAACAACTTGGATTGATAGAGAAGTTTATGATAACCCTGTAGCCTCGGACTACTTACCAACGACCACGGCCAACAATGAAGTTATCTCTGGTCTAACTGATGGTGCCACTCAAATGTTTTTACATGAGACAGGAAATAATGCAGACGGTCAAGCCATGACAGCTTTCGTGAAATCAGGATCTGTAGAAATAGGTGATGGTAATGATATTCTTTTTGTACAAAAACTAATACCTGATATTCAAAATCAAGAAGGTACTTTAAATATGAATTTAGAATTCAAATATTATCCAAACAATACGACAAGTGTCATTAAGACAGCAACCTTTACCGATACTACAGAGTTTGTAAGCCTACGAGGAAGAGGAAGAGAATTCACAGTTAACGTTGTCTCTAATACAACAGGCACCGCTTGGAGACTAGGCACACAACGTTTTGATATACAACCCGATGGTAGAAGATAATGGATAATTTTATTTTCAAGAGCAAGATTGAAAATCACATTGAAATAAAAAAAAATCTTTTAGACCAAATTAATTTAATTCCTAATAATCCAATACATGAAAAACAATGCAAACTTTATCACACTGATTGGAATTTACCTGTGAATATGCATAGAGAATATAGATTTATTTTTTTCAAAGCTGTAGAAAAACATTTAGAAAATATGACATCACAGTTAGGTGCTCCTAATGTTGAAATTTCTAATTTTTGGTTTCAACAATATATTGAGAATGGCACACACGGTTGGCACACACATGCAGGATGTCATTTTTCTAACGTATATTTTTTAGAATGTTCAGAAGGAACCTCAACTCAATTTAAAGATTTTCAAGTTAGTTGTAAAGAGGGGGACATATTAAGTTTTCCTGCTTTCTTGCCTCATAAATCACCTACGATACAACAGGGGGATAGAAAAACAATAATTGCTTTTAACACAATTATAACTTTTCCTGATTAGAATATAGTTTAATATAAAAACATGGCAAAACTAATATTACAAAGATTTCCTGATCCTAGACCTGAGTACGATGCTCAACAGTCTGCTGAACTAATTCGACAATTGGAGGAAATGATACAACAATTGAACACTCAATATACACAAGACACTCAAGAGGAGTCTACAAGAAGAGCGTGGTTTTTTAGATAGATGGCTGATGTATTTAAAAGGTTTACACAAAAAGCAGCTAACACTGCAGCTATAACAATTTTTACAGTCCCTGTTGCAAATGTGGCAGCAACTCCTCCAACACCTGTTTCAACCTTTATAGTTCAAACGATAGTTCTTCATAATGATTCAGGATCCGGTACTGTTAATGCAAAAATAACACATAATAATGGTTCTACTGACGTAGAAATTAATAACATTGATGTAGCTCATGGATCTACTCAACAACTTAATGGTCCTTTTGTGTATGAGGGTGGAGACTCTTTAAAAATTCAAGCGTCTTCAACAGATCTCACCTCTGATATATCTGTATTAGAAGTCAAGCAACAGCAATAAATGATTTTAATTGAAGAGGATTTTTTAAATAAAGAAGTTTGTCAATATCTTACAAAACTATCAATAACAAAAGAAGAAGAAGCAGTTCCTTTTCGAGACATTAATATTCTTTTACTTCAAGAATATGATTTACCTTTTACAAAAAAAATAGTTTCTTATACAACTAATTTTTTAGGTAAAAGAGGTGTAACTGCCTTTCCAGAAAGAATTGAAATTACTATTTGGAAAGAAAATTCCAAACAAAATATGCATTTTGATGAAGCTAGAGAGTCAACTAATTTGACATCAATTACATATTTGAATGAAGGATATTTAGGTGGAGAAACAGCATTTGATAATGGTGTCATAATAAAGCCTAAAATAGGAAAAACTGTTTTTTTTGATGGAAAAAAATACCTACATGGGGTTAATCCTGTTACAAAAGGAAAAAGGTTCGTATTAGCTATTTGGTATACATATGATTTGGACTCAATAATTTAGCAACAACAATAAACCTATTGATTTCCTAGCTTTCTACCTATAAAAATAGAGTATGGCAAAGATTGTAGATGAACCAAAGATCCTGCGTTATGACTCGATCGATGGTAAAAAAGTTCCTGTATATAGTGCAAAAGTAGAAACAACTGTCACTAATACTAAAACAGGTCAAGAATATAATTCACATGAGGACTGTCAGGCAGATATTGACAATCCAGATACAGAAACAACAGAAGCAGATATAAGAAGAGATGTTCACGTAACAGCTCCGAATGTATTTGCTGGAGCACATAC